TTTTCTGCTGGCGGGTTTCCAACTTGCATTAAGCAGATTGTGCTTGAACTCGGCGGCCAGACCCTGTTTTCGTGCGACAACTGGAACACGCTTTATGAAATGATGATTTCGCTTGACACCAGCGAGAGCTTCCGAAAGAACTCTGGTGAGCGGTTGTTTGGTGCTGGTGATGATTTCAATGGCGCTACTGTTGCCGCTGGCACTGCTCGTCAAGTGTGTTTCCCGCTCGTCCTCACACCACTAATGGCGAATCGGTATTTCCCGCTTATCGGCCGCGACCGTCTTCGTATTAGGTTGATTCTCGACACGTCGGCTCGCGCACTTCTCGGAGCGGCAACTGACGCGGAGATTAGTGTCACCAGCGTTGCTCTCGTAACTTACAATTTGGAACTCGGCTCTGATGTGATGGCTCAGGTCGCCGCCAACTCTGACGGTGCTTTTAAGATGCTTATGCCTTCATACCAGCATCATCAGTCGTCTCTGTCTACCTCGGAAACATCTAAGGTTATGACTCTTGGTTTTAGCATGAGCTCGCTTAACCGTGTTCTTGTTTCGCAGACTCGCCAAGCGGCAACTGCTGCTAACGCACATATTGGTAACCGCGCGCGTAATCGCCTTAATAGGTATTTCCTTACGATCGGAGGCGTTAAATATCCTATGCGTGATATCCGCGACGTTGGCGCTGCGTCTGTAGCTGTAGGTGCCGGGTCAGAGCCACTTGCCGAGGCGCTCATTTCTCAGCGCGCTCTTTGTGCTTGGTCACATGACTCGTCAATCGCTGCTGATGGTGGCTTCGACATCCTAGACGGTGCCGGAAATACATCCGCAGCAACTGGCTCTTACCTCATTGAGATTGATCTCGAATCTCAGCGCGTGGCTGGAGGCGAGGGGTCGCTTGGTCTTGTTGCGGGCATTAATACAATTGGGCAGGTAATGCAAATGAGTATGGAATACGACGCTGTTGCGGCCAATGCGATGGTAATCGATGTGTTCGCAGAGCATACTGTTATGGTCTCGCTTGACCTTCAGTCATTGACTTATAATATTGCTGTTTAATTTGTAAGTTAGCTTCATAATAAAATTCATATCAAATCTGATAGTTTAATCAAAATTCTCTCTACTAAAATATTATATACTCTAAATAATATATAATATTAAATCAAATTTGTTATTATCTACAACTATATATATATGACTGATTCAAACCCTAGCAAAGAAGTAATGGCTAAATTAGCTCAAGCTACATATCAGATGGGAACGAAGAATTTAGGACGAACAAAGCGTTTAGAAAATACCCAGAATATGGTTAATGATACAGAATGGGTTGTAGAACCACAGCATACTAACAGCGAAATCACCACCTACAGACACAAAGACGATCCTTCAAATATCGTTATAAGCCATATGGGGACGAAATTAAATAGCAAACGTGGCACACAACACCTCGAATCTGATATACTTTTTGCTTTAGGTTTGGGCGGTCATGTGCCAACTTTCAAACGACGGAAAAATAGAACCAATAAAATTATCAAAGCTTTAGAGCCAACACAGCTTCATATGACGGGGCATTCTCTGGGCGGCGGCACAGTAAACCATACCATAGCAAAAAGCAATATTGTAAAAAGAAACCTGACAAGCGCACGGACTTATAATGCAGCAGCCAATCCATTTTTCGATAATGACACGAGTGTCAGTAAATCTCAAAAAAAGAAATTAGAAACCAAAGTTATACATCATCGTATTAAGCATGATCCAGTCTCGCTTGGTTTTAAGAAAAATCTACCGTTTGGAAAATTAGAAACTGATTCTATTAAATATGACCCAGTAAAAGGGAAATCATCTCTCGATTATTTGATTCGGTTAAACCCTGAATTGAAAAAACTTAAAAGTGTTACAGAGAGAGGTTTACACGCTCACGCAATCTCAAACTTTCACGATGGTTCTATTAAAAATAAGTAAATTTATATATTTATTTACTGAATTTTACTTGTTTAGGTTCTATATCGTAAAAATCAAAAGGCAAATAGCCTACTAGCATAATTCTTTTTGGTTTCATAATCTGTGGATTGAAAATCTCGATATGAAACCTAAACAAGTAAAATTCAGTAAAATAAGAAAAATAAAAATAAAAATTAAACTTGTGATGTGGGTGATTGAATATTATGGGGTGCTTGTATAATTATTTCGTTTTGTCCGCCGTCATTATGTAAATCGATTTCAAACTTTTCTCCACAGCATTTAGAGCTTGTATTACATCTCATTTTATAAAGTTTGTAAGCAATCATTATAATCAGAAACGCAGATGAGCCTTCTAATGTATATTTTGTATAGTCTATCATTTATAATATCACTACATATTATAATATGTCGAAGACTCTATTTAATACAAATACTTTTCAGTCTAAGACGCTTCAAAATAGTAACACGATTAATATCGGTGAAACGAATGTTACAACATTTACCGCAACAAATGCGACAATAACTAATCTAGTAAACGCTGAATTACAAGCAGCGACAAGCGGCGTGGCTACTAATGCGACCAATATTAATAACAAACAAGATGAGATAACCTCCTCAAGTAGATTAGACGCTAATTTGATCGCGGCTGGATTCGTTAGTAACGCGGAATATACTCATTTAAATGGAGTAACTAGTAGTATTCAAGACCAACTCGATGACAAACAAGACGAGATAACCTCCTCAAGTAGATTAGACGCTAATTTGGTTGGTGCTGGATTCGTTAGTAATGCGGAATATACTCATTTAAACGGAGTAACTAGTAGTATTCAAACTCAGTTCGGTAACAAACAAGACGAGATAACCACCTCAGATAGATTATCCGCAACGCTAATCGGTGACAACGGAAATGTTAGTAATACAGAATTTGGTTATTTAAGACTTGTAACAAGTGATATTCAAACACAATTTAACAACACTACATCGGCAGTCTCAACCATAAATACAAATATTGAAGGAATCACAGCGAGTAGTGATATTACGACAATAGACAACCAAGTTATTATCAGTCGTGCAACAATACCTCAACTATTATTACAGCGACCAAACGGCGGAGATGTTAGAATGAAAATAAGAGGAAAGCGAACCGGAAGCACCTCATCCCGACAAGCACAGTTAGATTTCCAAAACGATGACAGCGGAACATCGCCAAATGTAAAAAACATGTGTTCTATTGTCGGACGAGTAACGAATCATACGGATAATGTCGGCGGGATGGAATTTATTAGCTATACAGATGGAGCGACTGCGTCCGGTGCGTTAACAATGAGTCGCTCTGGTAATTTTTTAATTGGCGGAGGGAGCGTTTTCCAAGATACATATAAAATGAGTATTGTCGGGTCTTTGAACGTTCAGGCGTCAATCTATCAGATTCCCCAGATGACAACTTATAACTTTGATAAAGCTATAGTATCGAATGATCTGTGGGGTAATGGAAACCGACAAACAGATTTAGATTCTACTAGAACAGTAGGCAATGCGTTTTCATCTCATAGCGACGGGTTCATTACATTTACCCAAACAGGGACATATAAAATTAGAGCATCAGGTAACCTACAATCACGCTATAACGATAGGTTAGCGTTCGCTATTTATTTAGTCTCGCTTGACTCTTCAAACGATGTAACGACAGATTATTTTGAAAACTCTAATTACAATTTCTTCTCTTGGCTATATTCCAGAAACACGAGTGATGGCGCGCACGGTAATGTCAGTTTTGAAGATCATATATATATAGTCTCCGGTAATAAAATACAAATAAGAAATAAGCTAGACATAAACGGTGTGGATTTTAACGACACTCTCGGTGAATCAAGTTTATCTCTATTCCTGAATTTGACGATAACAAAGATTACCGACCAAGATATTAATAACCCATAAATTACAAAGCTGATTTATCGGTTTCAAATAGAGTAAAAACAACATAAAGACCCGATTTATTAGATAAATTAAAATAATAACATAGTAAGAGATGAGAATAATTAGATTATCCTAATTAAATATATATTATATAGTTATAAGCTCATTTTCCGTGTGGTTTAGTATGATGATTTTTTAATATAACTAATTCTCGGCGGTCTTTATGTTGTTTCTACTCTATTAGAAATCTATAAATCGGTATTGTAATTTGTCTATTTCTTTTATTGTAAATTTATAATTAATTGAAATTCAAAATGATATAATTAATAATCTTATGTATTAATAAATGGAACGTGAATTAAAGAGCATTCTTAAGGATATGACCGACTCAACTGCTAAGAGTTATAGAAGCTCATATATGCGGTTGAGAAAGTTGATGGAACTAAATGACAAAAGAAAGCCGATCGCAAAGATGCCTTTAGCAGATATTTTAAAGGGTATTGAAACAATTGAAAATCCGTCTACGCGTCATTCGGTATTCGTTATCAGTAAGAAGTTATTTGATTATGAAAAGAATAAAGAACCCTTTGATGCTGTGGATAAGAAAATACGCGAAGATAAACGCTCACTACAAGTAAGCAAGAATGGAGTGCTGGATAAAACTCTACCAACATTTAAGGAGCTGAAAGCCGCTATTAAGAATGAAATGAATCCTAAAAAATATATTGTTTCGTTTATCATGTTTAAACTCACTTGTCGGAATATGGATATCGCACTCGCAGACGTGCACGCTACCCCTAAAGATAATTATGACGAGACCCGAAATCATATTATCATTGATGGATCTAAAGTTATTTTTATTCGCAATAGATACAAGACCGCTAAGAAGTATGGTGTGAAAAAGAATGTAATCAATGTTAAAAAATTTACCGATATGGTCAAGTTATTCTTGGGCGACTCAGAGAATAAAGCTTTGTTCGCTCAGAAGAACGGCGGCGAAATTACCGGAAGCTCTATCGCGTCATATCTCAAAAAGTTTATCGTTTTAGGACTAAACGAGGGTCAGATTATAAAGATAGTTTTGAAGCAAGCAGATGAGACAGGGTCTTATAATATGCTACGGACAATTGCTAACAACAGGGGGACATCAATCTCGGTATTGTTAAGCGAGTATGATGTGAGTAATATCTCACAACCAAACACAGAAATAACGAATGAACAAACTCAGACTGTGGTTCAGGAGGTGGAGGTCGATGTATAGTCTTTATTGTTGTATGTATAGAACATTTACTCATAATATAGATATAACTTGAATTGATGGAGAGAATTTTAAATTAAACTATATGATTAGAATCTTAAAAAATATTATATTGAATAATAATTAAATATTTTTAAACTATTTGTCTCCGCCGATTGAAATCGCATAAGCAATAATTCGAGAAGAAATGCTTTTTTGCTGACGGTATCTCGATACACTGGAAAAGAGACTTGAGCGTCTTGTATTTGGTCCGTTTATATACAAGATCGTTATAATTCAACAGCTTACATCTACGGAGTATTTCTTGTTTACTCGAGAACAAGCCCGCATAACCTATTCGGGACTTGTCGAAATCTGAAAACATAACTAAGAAATACAGTTTTCCCATTATATAGTAGTGAGATATTATAAAGTTAGTTCAATACCCCGCGCTTTGGCTAAGGCTCGCATTTCAAGAGCTTTGGTCTTAGTAAACTGTGTGTTTGACATTATATAAGCTTCATCACCCGGTAAGTTTTCCAATGCCTCACGCAATTGATTTTTGGTTTTATTTTTATTAGGTGATCGTATTTTTAACCTTAAGCTTGTTGGTGTTTTTTGTATGACTGACCGCGATCCGCCAGGCATGAAAGATTCGTCGACATCATCAAGATTAATATCTTCTGCTCTCATTGCTTCATTCTCTTCAATCATACGATTTTTGTCAACGCCAATATTAATATCTTCTGCGTCCGTTGGTTCATTCTCTTCTACAGCTGAAACCATTTCTTCTTCTGGTTCAGTAACAACAGGCATCGGCTCATAGTATACTTTCTCTCTTGGAAAAGCAACAAGTTTCTTAAATATGGTTTGTGATTCTTGTCGGTAAGCGGTTAAATCACCCCGTAGCCGTTCTAATTCTTTAGCATTAACAGCTCTAATATTACGAAAAGTATTTGAGACATTTTGCGAATTAGCATTAGCTTTAGGCTGATGGTTAATGACAGCGGGGAAGGGTGGGGTATACATATTAAATTGATACGGTTGAGGGTTGCGCGCTATATCTAAAGCACTACGAGGTTTAGGAGGTATTTTTGATTTACGGCGTTTTCTTTTCTTTTTCGGTTTCAAGTCGCTCAGTATCACTTTTACAATCTGAGTTACATTCTGTGATTGAGTTGTTTGCCGTTTCTTGAGAGTCATTATTATATACTGTATTAGATAAATTGTTGGTTAAAGTTACGGATTCATTTCTTATGATTAATGGCGGGATGCGTGCGTCCTCGAGCTTCTTATTCTCAAGCTCGCACATATATGCTAAAGTATCAGCATCGAAGCCACTGAATTTTTGTTTATATTCTGTCTCAGATACAAAGTTTGGATCAAGCTTATCCATATCAATTAGCGATTCTTTCGCGTCGTCTTGAAAGCTATTGAATTGTGCAACAAATGTTTGAATCTCATCAGCATTCCAATCTCGGTCATGATAAACGTTGTCGTTTAGAATATTATCGATATTATTCTCGAGTAGATCGAATTGTTCCTTTGAGTCTAAATTTTTAATATTGTTCATTATATATATGCCTCAGAAAAAAATAATTCGTGAACCCGTAGAAAAATTAAGCTCTGATAATATCGTAGAGATCACCGAGGATAGCTCGTCAGATGAAGAGGAAGACGTGTCTATGATTAAGCCGGCAAAGAAGGAACGGACGCCCGCACAGGTTGCTGCTACACAGAAGATGTTGGCGACACGGCGCCGTAATAAAGAAGCTAAACAGAAGGTTGTTGCCGACCCTTCTTTAGACGTTATCGTTCATCCAGTAAAAGCGGTAGCGGTCGAAAATGATGAGATTAAGTTCGCTCGACTGATGAATACTTACAAAATGAAACATGATGTCCCTAAATCAGCTCCAGTAAAAAAGCCACGTAAGCCGCGCGCTACTAAGGCTGAGGTTGCTGCGCGTAAGGCTGAACGGATCGTTATTGAACCCGCAGCACCAGCTCCGCCGCCACCATTAACCAGAGCTAAATCTGAGATGCTCTTTGTTTAAAACTATATCTAACCATCTAACTAGAGAGAATAATACCAATATATAGAGAGAACTAATGCTTTTGTTAAATATATAAATAGTTTTTTAGTTAAGATAATCTAAATGTCTTATTTTACTGAATTTAACTTGTTTAGGGTCCATATCTTGATTTTCAATCCGTGGATTATGAAATGCTCAAAAAAATATGGCAACCA